CGCATAGCGGGTGAGAACACTACCAAAGCTCGAAAGGTAAAGCGTAAGAGTGGCTTGGGTAGTAAGTATTACGTCTCTCCTCGTGAGGACACTGGCGAGATGTATACCACTGATGACATCCGCGTACCTAAGCGCAAGCTTAGTAAGGGTGGATTCCTCAAGGGCGGTGACTACAAGGTTAAGCGTGTACGGGGCAAAGAAGGAACCTATAAGCTGAAGTGATATGCCAACAGTAAAAGCAAACGGTAAGAAGAAAGTATTTCCATACAACGCAGTAGGGAAGGCTCAGGCTGACTCATACGCCAAGATGCATAAGGGCAGCAAGATAAGCTACAACCCTAACTACGGTATGGAGAAGAGGAGCTACTAATGCCAAAGGACGCTTGCTATAAGAAAGTAATGAAGAGTTACGGCAAGTGGTCAGCAAGAGCTGCACAGGCCACAGCAAAGTGTCGTAAGTCTAAGGGTCAGGTGCGCAAGAGTGAGGCAGGCTCCAACCTAAAAAGATGGGGCAAAGAGAAGTGGGTTGATACTAGCACAGGCAAGCCTTGCGGTACAGGCAACAAGAGTGAGTACTGCCGCCCATCAAAGAGAGTGTCTTCAAAGACACCTGTGACAAAGTCAGAAATGTCCAAGAGTACGCTGCGTAAGAAGCAGGCGGAGAAAAGACGAATCGGTAAACAGGGAGCTTCAGGTAAGAAGGTCTCAGCAATCAGAAGGAGATGAGCATACCAGCAGGGACAAAGTTTCACGGGGTAGCTTCTACGGTTGATACTGTGAACAAGGGGTCTGCGGTTGCAAATGCAGGGCGCGATGCCTACACCATTGAGCAGTTGGCTGCTGCCATCAACATCCTTATTGAGGACACTCAGGTTACACGACTTGTTCCGTATTTTCAAACAGCTACTGCTGGAGGGAGTGCTACCTACACTGAGGACAACAACATTGTTGATTTTAATTGGTCAGGAGGGTCGGGAACCTATGAGTATATACTACCCTCCGCAACAGCCGTTCCTTACCGCAAGATACGGTTCGTGAATGACAGCACTGTTTCGGCATCAAACAAGATACATATAACAGCCCCTGTAGGAGAGACTATTGATGGAGCTGCGTTTTACGAGATAAACAAGTCGTACAATGGCTGCGCTGTATGGTCAGATGGGACTGAGTGGATAGTTATACAGGCTAAGGCAACGTAAGATGGCTGAGAAGAGTAGGATGAAATGCAACAGGGTTACCGCTTCAGACCGCGCAGGTAAGAAGAAGATGGTCAAGGCTTGCTCAGGAGGTAAGGAGAAGCTTATACACTTTGGAGCCAAGGGGTACGGACACAACTACTCAGATGCCGCAAGGAAGTCATTCAAAGCTCGACACAAGTGCGGCAGCGCAAAGAACAAATTGACCGCTCGATACTGGGCCTGCAAACATTTATGGGCGGGAAAGGGCGGTTCCACCCAAAGTTCACCTAAATCTAAAAGAGGAAAATACTGATGAAGAATAAAAATCCAAAAGGACTGGGAGATGTTGTCGAGAACATCGCAGAGGCTACAGGCATCAAGAAGGTTGTGGACAAGGTGTCAGAGGCTACAGGGACAGACTGTGGCTGCGGAAAGCGCAAAGACACCCTGAACAGGGTATTCCCGTTTGATAAAAAGTAAAAGCCTTATCTTTGCGTAAAGCAAAAGATAATGGCATATCAAAAACTACAGGCTGGAGAAGCCTTAGCTGTAATACCAAGCGATACTATTAGGGTTCCAAACCCCGCAGCCATAGCTAATACTGGTACAGCGGCAGCTCCTACAGGCGCTCAGTTGGTAGGTATAGGAACGGAATTTACTAAGACAGTTGCTGTTGGTGACATCGTGTATGACACGACCAATAGCGTGGTTGCCACTGTAGATGCTATTGTAAGCGATACAGTTCTTACCACTTCAGCGGCAATTGATACTGGAGCTTCATATGTGATTTACTCTCAAGCAAATAACCCAAGCAACGGGTGCGTCCTTTATGTAGGAGTTGCAGGAGATGTCAAGGTAAAGATGGCTGGAGGTAATGACGTTGTGTTCAAGGGAGTTACTGCTGGAAGCTTTCTCCCTATAAACGTGATTCAAGTTTTTGACACAGACACAAGAGCTACTGACATTGTAGCTCTTTGGTAGATGCTTAGTATAGGTAACGGCATAGGAACCCCCTTTATGAACAATTCAATTGACGAGGGGGGTGGGATTATACAAGAAAATCTTGTGTGGCATCTTGACGCTGGGAACCCATCCTCCTACTCAGGCAGCGGTACTGATTGGTTCAACTTAGTCAGCGGAGGGCCTGACGGCACACTTCTAAATGGGGCTGCTTACTCAACAGACGGAGGTGGCTCAATTGAATTAGATGGAGTGGATGATAGAGTGACTATTGGCACTTACGTTAACCCATTCACAGACGCAATACTCCCTAACCCATGTACAGTAGAATTTTGGGTGTCACGCTCTAGCGGAGCAACAGCGGTATTGCTTGGTCATATTTCATTCTCTAATGGCGGCTATTTCCCAGCTCTAAACCCATCAACAATCGCAGCTAGTAATGGCACTTATGGAACCGTTACTTACACCGTTCCAACTGACGGAACATTCGAGAGGGTAACAATGACTAGAGATGGTGCTAATGTTGAGGTTTTTACCAATGCAGTAAGCCAAGGCACAATTACGATCAACGCTAGTAATAACTTGATAGGCTCAACCTTGGGAAGCTTCTTGAATGGAGGATTTTCTCTGACGGGAAAAGTGGCTGAGTTTAATGTATATGATGTAGCATTCTCCGCAGGAGATATAACAACTAATTTCAATAACACCAAAGCTCGTTATGGCTATTAGATTAAATGACCTAACGTACTGGATAATAGACTCAAGTGAATTGAGTAATGTAGACTTCAATGAAGTTCTGCAAACATCTGCCGACACCGTTAGATACAGTGTTGATGGCAGTAGATTTCTAGTGAAATATGCTGGAAGAGAACCATCTTCTATTGAGCAGATAACTTTAAAAGAAGGGCCATACACTCACGAGCAGATTACCCAAATTGTTACAGGAACTGACTGGAACCCACCTATAAACACATGAAAGCCTTTGAACTCAGCACAATATTGAAACTAGGAGTACCTTACATAGTACTTTTCTTTGCGCCTATCACAGCAGCTATCATTGGACTAGCAGTCCTGATATTCTTTGATGTTATTACTGGATGCAGAGCAGCCAAGCTAAGAGGTGAGGAGATACGCTCTAATCGTCTAGCCCGAACAGTTTCTAAAATTATCTTCTACTCTATCGCAATCATCCTAAGTAGGGTTATGGAGGTATCTTTCATGGATTGGCTACCCGTAGCAAAGCTTACTGCTGGATACATTGCGGTCGTTGAGTTCAAGAGTAATATGGAAAACATTGCGTCAATTACAGGCGTAGATATATGGAAGCACTTAATGACCAAGATTGAAGGTTGGTCAAAGAGGGCATAACGAATAACAGGTCATGGCAACAATAACTGCAACACTAAACATTACAAGCGCAGACGCAACGTCTGAAGCATTGGCGATAGCTCAGACTGACACTATCACCATCACAACCCCAGTGATAAACACAGCACGAGAGTCTGTGGACACTGTCTCTGCTACTGTTTTAATTCCGACAGCAAAAGCGGCAATCACATATCTGTACCTTAAGAATGCAGACACTACCAACCCTCTCACTATAAGAACAGGTGCTTCTGTCCCTTACGCTGTTTTGGGTGCTGGTGAGTGGGGGTTCTTCCCTGTTCAGGCATCTGTAGGATGCGAGGTGATAGCCACAGGGGCTGCGGTTATAGCTGAGTATGGGTACTGGACTCAGTAATAGAGAGAAGCTGTTGGCAGGGGTAACCCTGCTATCTCTTGCTGTATTGGTATGCGTAAGCCTGAGGGCTTCATCCCTTAAGGAAATTGAGCTGGTACAGCGAGAGAGAATCTCTGTGAGCCTTTCTAAGATAAAGGTTTATGAGTTCCGTATAGGAGTGCTTGAGGGGAGGATTGACAAGATTCAACTGGAGCGAGACTCCATCCAACAACTAAGAAATCAAATCCATGTCAAGACAGTCCATATTATTGACAGCGTTTACGCTTTGCCTTTTGAAGGCAAGTCTGAGTTTTTCTCAGCAGAGGTTACCCGTATTGATTCCATACGAGGGCGATACCTTAGTAGCGATAACTGAGCATCAGTTTGATGTAGTTCTTTTTTCCTTCTCTTACTTGAGGGAGTTGCAGGAGGACAAGGCTTTAGCTGAGAGCCAGCTTGCAAGGGCTGACAGTGTGATTAAGTTCATGGATCAGCAGTTTGTGCTACAGGTTAAAGCCGACAGGGAGAAGGACGAGGTGATACAGAGTCTTGAGGTGATAGTCAAGCACCACAAGAAAGAGTTAAGGAGACAGAAGCTTAGGTCAACGATACTGAACATAGTATTGGGTGTTGGGTTAGCTGCGGAAACAGCTATCATCATCAATGCCGCGATACGGTAAGTTTAAATCTCTATCTTTGTACAAAATCTAATCTAATGACAAAGCTTACTGACAAGGAGTTCAACGAAATCAAGGAGCTTCAAGAAAAGTTCCAAAATGCCAAGATGAGCTTGGGGGACTTGGAAATCACTAAGAAGGCAATCCTTGATGAGGTTGGCGAAATGAAGGTTCAATTCGCACAGGTTGAATCCTCGCTTATTGAGAAGTACGGTGCAGACTCGGTTATTGATATGAAAACAGGCCAAATAAAGAGTAAAGATGGGCAAGATAAATAATACAACGGCTTACGAAGCAACCGCCCCTACCGCAGACACTATTCTAATTGGGTCTGCTCAGGCGGGGAACAATGGGACTACCCATAACTACCTTGTTTCGGCTCTTGCTACATATATGTCGTCTAACATAACAACCTTAACAGACTTAACGTTATCAGGTTTCTTAACCGTTGGGGGAGCTACTACACTTAGCAGTAGTTTGACGGTTGAAGGACTAACTACATTTAATGATGGAGTAACAGCAACAAGTACGTTCAGACTAACAGGGCTAAGTACATTCGCTGATAATGCGGCTGCTTTAGGTGGGGGTCTTGTCGCTAACGATGTGTACAAGACAGCTACTGGTGAGCTGCGTATTGTAGTATAATGCACGAAGACATCCGCAAGATATCAGTTGGCCCTGATTACAAGTCAGGAGCTATGCACTACATTGTAGGGCAAAGCGTACTTGGTGGCGACTATCTGATACATCTGATTAAGCGGGATGCTGACAGAAACTCTGTAAAGGTTTGGATCATAAAGAACAATGAGGTTGTCCTTTGGAAGGAGTTCAACTCAATAATGCCTATTTCAATCGAATACAACATAAACTTCTAATGAAATCTCCATATATGTTTATCGTGAAGCCTGTAGATGGCAAGCGGTATGCAAACACCAAAGAGGTCGGTGGTAAAGAAATCCTTATAAGCACCTCACAAGAAGACCATATACACTCAAACAGGTTTGCAGAAGTCATTGAGACTCCTATACACTATGACGGGCCTATTGAGGCTGGAGATTTGTTGCTCGTTCATCATAATGTTTTTAAGAAGTATTATGACATGAAGGGCAATGAGAAAAGCGGTAGAAGCTTTTTTCAGGAGGACATCTTTTTTGTAGACTCTTTACAGTTCTTTCTTTACAACAAGGGAGATGGTTGGGTGGCTCACGACAAGTATTGTTTTGTTAAGCCATCAGACAAGAAGGCTTCGTTCATTGACAAGATGGGGAAGGAGGAGCCGTTGGTCGGAACAATTCGTTATATTAACAAGCAGCTTGAAGACTTAGGTCTTAAGGCGGGGGATGAGATAGTGTACCAGCCTTATAGCGACTATGAGTTTACGGTAGACGGAGAAAAACTCTACCGTATGTTTACGGATAATGTTACAGTAGTATTGTGAAACGAGC